GGTGATGCATCAAACAACCTTACAGCGTATAAATATGATTTGAAAGGAAGTAACAGTTTCGAGCAAACAGTTACCCAATCAACAGATAATGGTACTACATTCTTTGAGCAGACTTTAAATATAACATTAAAGAAACTAACAAAAGAAGATAACAAGGAACTTAAGTTGTTAGCTTATGGCCGTCCTCACATTGCAGTAGAAGACTACAATGGCAATGTAATGATGATGGGTCTAGAGCACGGTTGCGAGTTAAGCAATGGTACTATTGCTACTGGAGCCGGAATGGGTGATATGAGTGGATACACCTTAACTTTCACAGCAATGGAAAGACTTCCTGCTAATTTTATGGACTCTGATACGGTTGACGCTGACTTCCCATTCAGTGTTACTGATTATGCAGGCCTTTCAGGAACGATAACTATCACAGAGGGAACATAATATTCAACTGTTTAGTTTAACGATAATCAAGGGGCTTTTAGGCCCCTTTTTTATTACCTTTATAAAACAAACTAAATCGCTTTGGTTATTTGTTTATGCACATCTTAACTACAACAACGAGCAACCAGTCACTTAAAATAGTGACTCGTTCAGACGTATCTGATCCTACGCTAACCATTACAGATAAATCAAAAAGAAAGGATTCTAATGTAACCGTCACTAAGACGGACGATGGAGACTATATGGTGTTAACAGGGAGCTTCTCCCTAGCAGAAGGTAACACGTATAGCTTTAGAGTGAAAGATGGCTCTACAGAAGTTTATAGAGGTCTTATTATGTGTACGGATCAAACAGACCTAGATAAGTACTTTATCAATCAAAACGAGTACACGTCCAACCAGGACTATGACAATGAATTTATAGTATTATGAAAGACAACCTGATACACGTAGTAAATCTATCATCCTACACTGCACCGGAAGTGAAGGAGTCAACTAGATATGACTGGGTAGAGTATGGAGATGATAATAATTATTTCCATTACTTAATCGACAGATACAATGGCTCCCCAACAAACAATGCCGCAGTGAATGGTATATCTGAAATGATATACGGAAAAGGCCTTGATGCTACAGATAGCAAGGAAAAGCCTGAGCAATTCAATGAGATGAAAGAAATATTCTCTAAGGATTGTGTCAAAAAGGTTTGCTACGATTACAAGATGATGGGACAAGCTGCATTGCAAGTTATATACAGTAAGGACCATACTAAGATAGTAATGGCAAAGCATATACCTATTGAAACATTAAGAGCTGAGAAAGCTAAAGATGGAATGGTTAAGGGTTATTTCTATGCGGCCGATTGGAACGATATCAAGCCATCAAGCAAACCTAAAAGAATACCTGCTTTTGGAACTAGTAAGCAGGGTATGGAGATTTTGTACATACGGCCGTATCGTGCAGGTTTCTACTACTACTCACCTGTAGATTACCAGGGAGGATTACAGTATGCTGAACTAGAAGAAGAGATTGCCAACTATCATATCAATAATATTCAGAACGGACTTGCTCCTAGTATGTTAATTAACTTCAACAACGGAACTCCTGATTCCGAGCAAAGAGATGAAATAGAAAGAGCAATTTACGAGAAGTTTAGTGGGTCTTCTAACGCAGGCAAGTTCATACTGGCTTTTAATGATAGTAAGGATCTAGCGGCCACTATAGAGCCTGTAATTATTAATGATGCCCATCAGCAGTATCAGTTTCTTTCCGATGAATCTATGAAGAAGGTTATGGTTAGTCACCGAATTGTATCGCCTATGTTGGTAGGTATAAAAGATAATTCAGGTCTAGGCAATAATGCGGATGAATTAGAAACGGCATCTTTACTTATGGATAACACTGTTATTCGGCCAATGCAAGTAACTATACTGGATGAGTTAGAGAAAATACTTGGTTTCAATGGTATTGAATTAGATATTTACTTTAAGACGTTACAGCCTTTAGAGTTCACTGATCTAACTAATGCAGTAAGCGAGCAAGAAATTGAGAAAGAGACCGGAAGTAAAAAAGAAACCGAAGGAGGAGAAGAACAACAACCTGAAACAGAAGAATAATGGCGACAGCACTATTCATAAAGAGACAAGACCTAGTAAAGAACACTGCATTAAGCGGAAGCGTGGACACAGACAAGTTCATACAGTTTATAAAACTTGCTCAGGAAATACACGTAAGAAATTACTTAGGAACAGACCTATACAATAAAATATCAGCAGATATAATAGCAGACTCTTTGGCCGGAGATTATCTATCCTTAGTTACTGATTACATTCAACCTATGTTGATTCACTATGCTATGACTGAATATCTGCCTTTTGCGGCCTATACAATTGCAAATGGTGGTGTTTATAGACATAGTAGTGATAATAGTCAGAACGCAAACAAAAGGGAGATAGACCAATTAATCTCAAAAGAGAGGGACTATGCTGAGTACTACACTAAAAGATTCATAGATTATATGAGTTTTAATGCCTCAAGTAAATTTCCTGAATACTACAGTAACAATAATGAGGATATATATCCTGACAAAGACAGTGCGTACCAAGGATGGAATCTGTAAATGATAAACGAGGGCCTTATAAACCTAAGGCAAAGAACGAAATAAAACTAAGTGGTTACTTAGAAAAGAAAGATAATGAGTTGGGGAAACGTATACAGAAGCACACACTTCGGTAATACTGATGAATCTAATGGATGGGGTAGTATTTATGTCCTTTTGAATCTTAGCGTTGCGTTATTAACTAGCGCCACTAATTTTCTAACAAGTGCGATAAATTACTTCACTGACCAAACTAAAACGTAATGGCAAACACAATTAATTGGGCAGTAATATATTGCAGTAGTTGGTGGGGAGATGGCTCCAACCAGTCTACTATTGATATCGATTCTGAACCACCTTGTATGAATTAATTATTAGATAATGGCAACTGGACAAAAAAACATTTCAATCGGTACTGCTGATAACGCAGAAGACGGCATAACACTAAGAGAGGCCTTTAGAAGGATCAGAAAAAACTTTGCTGAGATATATGGAGACACCGACTCTGAGAATCTAACGGATACCGAAGCGGTAACTGAAACTAATTTTGAGACTCATATTGTAGAGAAGATTCAAGATACTATCGGAGATATGGTTAGCGGTAACACCGAAACTAATATCACAGTTACTTATGACGATACTAATGGAAACTTAGACTTTGTTGTTGCGGCCGATATTACAGATGTCAATGCAGGATCAGGGCTTACAGGAACGAATGAAGGCGGAGGTGCCGCTACATTAAACGTAGGGGCCGGTACAGGTATTACTGTAAATACAGATGATATTCAGATTGCTGATAATGGTGTTGACCACGACCAACTAGCCAATAGATATACCGCTAGAGCGGCAGATATTACAGCAAATGGAGGTGGTGAAGAAATTGATTGGTCATTAGGTGCTATATTTAAAGTTACCTTAACAGCTAATGATACGTTAAACTTCTCCAACTATAAGAAAGGTCAAGTGATTGATATGATAACTGATGGTCAGTTCACTATTACACTGGGAACTTTAACTGGAACTCCTGCTATTAATCAAGTAGGAAGTGGAACATACGACAATACAACAACGAATCTAATCCAAGTAACTTGTACGGATGACGATGCTACTCCTGAATTTTTCTATTCAGTAGGTACTTATTCAGCCGACACAGACCCAGCATAATATGAAAGCAAAACAGATAAACGGACAGATAGTCAAGTACAAAAGATTACCGAACACCTACACTAAGGGTGATGGTAGTGTGATATTGAACTTCAGAAAAGCTGATACTGCTACATTAGAAGCGGAAGGGTTTTATGATGTTGTTTCAGATTCTTATGACCCTAGAGTAGAGGTTCTAGGAGAAATCACTTGGGATGCTGATAATAGCGTATTCAAAAGAACAAAGTCTAATAAAACAATACAAGGTACATTATCGGAACTAAAAGCAGAGAAGATAGCAAAAGTAAAAGAACTTGCCAATGTAGAACTATCCAAGACGGATTGGTACATAACAAGGGAAGCCGAATTAGGTACTGCGACTCCTTCTGCAATAACAACCGAAAGAAGTGATATCAGAGCAAAGGTGGAAGAAAGAGAAACAGAAGTAAATGCCCTAACTACAAAGAAGAATGTAGTGAAATGGACACCTATTTTGTTTGACCCACCTGCAATAGATATAGAATAATATGAGTTTAGGAAAAAGACTTTTTATAGGAGAAGCTGCTGCTGCTGCACCTGTTGGTTCTGAAACATTAGATGTATTTGGGGATGGTAGTTGTCTTGCTCTTTATACATTAGACTACGATGCTTCAGATGCTGGTGGCAACCACGATGGCACACCCAACGATGTAACCTTTGGAGTAGATGGGCAGATTAATTGGGGTGCTAGTTTCAACGGTAGTAGTAGTTATGTTGAAATAAGTACATCAAATACTGGATTGACATTATATGATAGGACTAATTATTCTATATCTCTTTGGTTTTATACTTCGGATGTCACTGCAAGTTCAAGAGTCTTTTCCCAAGAAGACCCAAGTGGTTCAGTTATAGCTATTAGGACTGATGATTTTTATATTGATACAAGAGATGAAGGTGGTTCTCCTGTTGCAACATCTTTTAATTCATCAAGCAACGCTTGGAATCACGCTGTATTAACTTATGATGGTACAACCTATAAACTTTACTTGAATGGGAATCAAACACCTGATGCTACTTACACTCATTCCCTTTATCCAAAACACGCAACTGCATCTGGTGTTGTGATGGCATTAGGAGCGAGGAGGACTGGTGGTACTTCTGCTGGGTCATTTAATGGTAAACTAGACCAACTTAGAATATTTGACAGAGCAATATCACCAACAGAAGTGTCTACCTTGTACGGAGAAACTGCTACTACTTATACACCTACAACAGATACAATACACTATCAAGGTACAAATGCAGCACACTACAAGCTAGATGGTAATGCCAACGATGAAACAACAAACTACGATGGTGCAGAATCCAATATAACCTATGACTTCGGTAGGTATGGTACTGCTGCGGTCTTTGATGGTAGTAGTTCTGATATTGAGATAAGCAAGTCAGTATTTGGAACTGGTGATGGAACTGCTGATGTTTTTACCATAAGCCTTTGGTTTAACACAGCTACTAATAACGGAGTATTGGCAGGAACAAGAGGTAATTCAAATACACAAGGTTTTATTCTTTGGCTTTTATCAGATGGCACAATCAGATATGATGAATCAAATGCTACTGCTAGTATTGATACGCTAATAACAACAAATACATACGATGATGGAAATTGGCATAATGTTGTTGTAACTAGAAATGCAAGTAACCAAGCTACTTTATATGTAGATGGAAGTGTTCAAGTATCAACCACAACAATAACAACAGCTCTAACATCTCACACAAATAATCTATTTATCGGTAGATATACTGGAGGTAGCTTATATTATGATGGTTTGCTTGACCAAGTAAGAATATACAATTCAGCACTCAATGCTACTGCGGTACAGAATCTATACAACGAGAAACAAGCCTATATTACAAAGAATGCTTCAGACCCATTTGGAGATAATAATGAGGTAGCCTTTTATGAGTTAGAGAATAATGCAAATGATTCTACTGGTAGTAATACTGGAGCTGCTAGTAATGTAACCTTCACAAGTGGTAGCGGTTTATTTGGCACTTATGCTGCGTATTTTAATGGTAGTACTAGTAACATTCAAGTTGATACACTTCCAAGTATTACTAACTATAACTTTACTTTTTCTTTTTGGTTGAAAACAACTGACACTGTTGGTTATGCAATTGACTTTAGAGACCCTATATATATAACTATTGGTACTGGATTATTTGCTGGTGGTGCAAGCGGAATGGGTATTTATGATGGGACAAATTCGTACAGTATAGAAAATACTGCTATGCAGACTATTAATGATGGGAATTGGTATCACATTGTAATGACACACGATGGCACAAGTTTAAAAGGTTATCTAGATGGGAACATTATAGGAACTGTGTCCACAGGAACTACAACCCAATCTCCAGGAGGTACAAATCACAATAGAATTGGGCAAAGAGGAGATGGTAGCACCTCATACGCTTTTCAGGGTTCAATAGATCAAGTAAGAATATTTGATAGAGCCTTAGATGGAGATGAGGTATTCAAGCTGTACGCAGAAGTAATAAACTAATGGAAGATTTGAAGATAGCAGCAACGAACCTATTTGCACTTGGAATCAGTGTAAGCGAAGCCAACCCTATATTGCAAAGTGTTTCTC